TCCAAGTGCTTTCATATCTGTAATTATTTAGAACAAAAGCATCATCACTTTGTATTGTCTCGCGACTAAAGTTTCCTGGTGTCCACCAACCCTGTCCCATATGATACCTATCTTCTCTGAACATGCTTGTCCACTGAAGAAGTATCACATCATCTTTATTAAATTTATGTACAGTATTCGCTTCCCATAGTCTACAGTTAATATAAACGTTACCTGCTCCGCTTTTTGCCCAATTAGTTGCTTCGTAACCTTTATTTCTATATTGATGAATTAAAATATCTGCCCATGTAGGATAAAAGTATTGTGTTAAGCTACAGCCAAACGCAAACAACCTCATGCTATCCTCCTTATTAAGTCAATCATCATCTTATGTGGAATAGTTCTTAATTTGTCGTGTTCTAATTTACTTGTTAATGATTGATCAGCAAAAAATTTAGCTTCTTTAGGAATACTTTCGTATTGTTTACGTACCATTTCAGTGTCAATTAATCCTAATCCGTATAGAACTAAAATGTAATTATATTCGTTGAATAATATTTTTGAAGTACAGTCAGTAAAATCGTCTGCTATAGGTAATCTTGTTTTCCACATATCCAAATTATTTGCTAAACTATCTGGAATCTCCGCAGTTTGTAAGTGTGTCCAAAATTGCGTGTCTGTTCTATTGGTGATGTAGTGTAAAACAATGAAATCTCTAATGTTATTCATTATAGCATCAACTTCTTTATTGTATCTATCTATAGAATTAGGATTATAATTTAAAATTCTTGATGCTAGAAGGAAACTTTGATTAATACTTGTACCAATTGAACTGGCTTCTAGTGGTTCAACAAAACTAGCACTCAGTCCTACAGCACAAACATTTTTAATCCACGGCTTATCAAGAGCTCCTGGATCAAATTTTAAATGTTTTGCCACCTCAACTCCATGTCCAAGAAAAGTTTCCGCTTCTTTGTGTGCTTCATCTGGAGAAATAAAATCACTATCAAAAATATATCCGTTTCCTTTTCTTCCCCAAACAGGAATTCTAAACATCCAACCGCTGTCCATGGCTCTAGCAACAGTCCAAAGAGGTAATTCTTCTTCTTCGGGCGTTGGGAACACTATTGCTTCTTTCATTTTAAGATACCTGCTATAGCTTTGCCATTTAGCTCCCAGCTTTCCAATTAATAATCTTGAAAATCCTGTACAATCTACATAAAAATCATACTCGTATGTGTTTGTTTTGCTTTGTAACTTTCTCACAGCACCAAAATCATTCAAAATAACATCTTCGATTTCATCATCAGTAATGTTACAACCTAAATCGACAGCCTTGGCAGTAAGAAAATCATTTAACTTGTGTGTGTTAAAATGATATTGACTAACACCCGTTTCGTTTATGTTTTCTTCCATAAATTTATTAAATGGTAAATGACTATTCCAAGTATACTCACCTACTAATTCTTTAGGATGTGGTTTGTCTTTGATTAATTTAGCATACATCATAGGTAATCCCAGATGTTCACTAACAAAAGGATCGTGTACGCTTTGTAAAAAGTCTACCTTACTCCAGTTTTGAAACATGATGCCTGATTTAAAAGTAGCATCAGTATTCTTGATCAAATCACCTGCTTGGATTCCCATAAAATCCATAAAAGCTGACCAGTGTTCAGTACTTCCTTCACCTACACCAATAGTTCCTATCTTCGAACTTCTAATAATATCAACTGTAAAATCAGGATAGCTCTTTTTTAATATAAGTGCGGCAACGAATCCAGCTGTTCCGCCACCTACTACACAAATTTTCATTTTATTTCCTATTCATCAAACGTATACCAACCACTTACAATGTACTTAACACCTTTATAGATAGGATTTCCTCTATGTGGATGAGTATAGTAAGCAGGAAAGAATACTAATTTGCCTGGTTCTGGTTTTATTTTAACACCTTGGTATAAAAATTCTGTTTCGCCGCCTTCTTCAACACTATTTAGGTACAAAGTGTATGCCATTACTCTAGCACTTGTACAAAGATCAGCACTTTCGCAATGCCAAGCATGATATCCTTGGTGTGGTCGTGTTTTTTGTATGCTCATTCCTTTAGGAGAATGTTGAACAACAGCTCTTAAGCTATCATATTTCTTTCCGTACTTTTCTTCATAGGTTTTTACAACAGTTTGATAGAAAAATTTACATAAGTCAGCATCTATATGAAACATATTGTTGTGATTTGATAAATCCATGAAGATTCTTTCGTCTTGATTCTTGAATCCTGTCTGATGTTCTGTCAATTGCATTTGAGCACGTTGTTCAAATGTTTCTATAAGTTGTTTACAGTATTCAATCGGGAATACATTTCTGTATTCTTCAATTCCATTAAAATTATCTTCCATGTTACCTCCTAAATAAAAAACTGTTGATTAAGTCTATATACATCATCAGTGAACATACTTGGTTTAACGTATGCTGTGTGCCAAACATTCTGCAAATATAGCACCATTCGATTAAATTTCATCGGAACCATACCTATCATTTCCCAATCTGGTGTTGAATCTGTGATATATGTGTGTACAGGTTGGTTTACATTTACACCTTTGTAGTTATAAAATGAAGTTCCACCGTTACTTTCATTTTCGTTGTTTAAATATATGGTGCTCGCAAAATTTAATCCACTTGGATTGTCCATATGTGGTTTAACGGGTGGCAAATTATCTGACTGCATGACATTTACCATGAAAGTAGCTCTTTTAAAACTGTCTTCCATCATTCCAACAGGCCATTCCTTCATAACTTCCGGATAAAACTGTCTACAAAGTTGGTCATATACCCATGCCATTGAATCTAAAACGTAGAAAGCATTTACTCTCCAAGCAGGATTACCTCCTCTAATTCTTTGATTTTTAGAAGCAGGTATGTCTAAAGCTAACTGTCTAACTTGGTGAGGATTCTCATAAAAGTCGTCTACAACTACTACTTTATGCTTATCTTCTCCAAAAGTTTCTAATTTTACAGAGTAATTTTTGCTTATAAGGAATACTTCATCCTCATTAATCGTGTTTTTCTTCATCTGGTCTCTCATTTATTGTAAAATTAGCACTTATTGTTGCTCTTACTTCATCTGATTGGTTGGTTGTTACATAATGTTCTAATACACTAGGAAAAAATACAATATGTCCTTCTTCTAAAGGAGGTGTTATTCTATTGTTATAGATAAAATGTCCTGATGTTAGCAAAGGTAGTTTACTGTTATGAAAAAAATCATAAGTGTTTCTATAAAAAACAAATTTACCACCATCTTTTGGTAAATTCATCATGTAAGCACAACTTATTACACATGCGCCAGCATGATTATGTAATTCTTGATGTTGATTTTTACCATATCTGTTTAACCAGCATTCAACTCCGTATTTTACAGGATAATCTACGCCCAAATGATTTAGATAATCATTCAAAGACATTACAGCGCCTTTGATAAAGTTTTGAAAGGGTAATTTATTTGCTTCTGGTAGGCCAAAAGTACTGTCTACATCGCAATGCCAGCCAGGATTTTTTCCAAAATTGCTATCATCTTTGATTACTTCAGCAAAATCTTTTTGAACTTGTTCATGATTGTTAAGTTTTGTAGAATATACTGGTATAGGATATATCTCATGAAACATTAGTTTTTCAATTCTATAATTTTTCCGAATTCAGGTAGGTATAGATATTCTATTTCACTATTATACAAAGTTCTAACAGCATCATCTAAAGTTTCCACCAATGGTTCACCACCTAAATTAAAACTTGTATTAAAAATAATTGGTACACCAGTTTGGTCAAAAAACTCTTTTATGATATCATAATAATTTTTATTTTGTTCTCTTGTTACAGTTTGTATTCTACATGTACCATCAACATGAATAATACTTGGAATCTTTTCTGCTACACCTTCTTTACAATCCATAGCATACATCATGTGCGGTGATTGTTCCATGCCTTTCATATCAAACCAGTCATGTGCGTGTTCTAATAATATGGTTCCAGCAAAAGGTCTAAAGTATTCACGCCTTTTTACTCTGTTAACATGATCTTTACCGTCTTCAAATGTTGGATCAAACAGCAAACTTCTATTTCCTAATGCTCTTGGTCCGTTTTCTGACTTACCTTGCCATACAGCAACTATATTTTTTTCTCTAATCACTTCAACAGCATGTTTGTGATCACAATCTTTAATATCAGCACTATATTTTTCAGCAATTTTTTCTATATCATTTAATGAATGTTCGTACTCAAACCCTTCATATATGGTTTCAGCATAAGGTCTAACAGTCTTATCCTTGGTTAAAGAGTGGTATGTTAATAGTGCCGCTCCTAAAGCAGTACCGGCGTCACTTGATACTGGTTCAACATATAGGTTTATGTCTTCTTTGTTTAGTTTATCAAGGTACCAGTAGTTGGCAACACAGTTCAATGCGTATCCTCCGCTTAACACCACGTTCTTATTTCCAGTCATTTCAACTGCTTTGAATATAAGTTTTAGTACTTCTTCCTGAGATTCTGCTTGTACAGCGTAGGCCATGTCTCTTCTATTCTCTAAGGTTGTAAGATCTACCTTACTATTCAACAGGTCTTGGGTAGTGTGTAGGTAATCGTACTTACCATCATTGACTAAAGCGGCATTTGGATATGTAGGTATGATTACACTTCTGTCAGAAGTTCTCCATCTACCACCATTACCGTCAGTATAAATTGCTGGAATCTTTGAATTCTTACTTCCATAGGGAGCAAGTCCCATTGTCTTACCTGCTTCTATTGGTTGAAATCCACAATACTGTGTTACTGCTTCATATGCTTTTGTGATACCAGCTGTGTCGTCCAATACAAGTTCATGAAATCCTTCTTCACCTTCTCTTTCACTAGAAATTTGGTGTACATGAGTGCCAGGATAAGGACCGTTTCCGCCTTGATGCTTGTATAAAGTTTTAAAAATATCTGGATAATTACACGAAAATATACTTTCACATTCCCATGTCATAAATTCTTCATTGAACATACCAGCGTTTATGTTCATTGGAATGAAAGTTCCGGCTCCGTCTACTATGACTGCTGTTGCACTTTCAAAACCTGATCTATAAAAGGCACAAGCCGCATGTAATTTGTGGTGAATATGGCTTAAATCAATTACTTGTCTATGTTTTCCTTCACGTGTGTAAGCAGTATCTTTGCCATCTATAAGGCCTAACTTTCTAGCTAATCCTGTATATACATCTCCTCCGCTGAAATCAACTCTGCTAGATTCTTCTAAAGGTTGAGTATGGGCAACTATTAAGTAATCTAACTTATCGGTGTAATCTTTAAATTTTATCATTGCGGCATACGGACCGCCATCATACTTTTTTCTAGATAATCTTTCTTCTTCAATAGCAAAAACAAGTTGTCCGTCTTTTAATAAGACAGCTCCGCCATTATGACCTCTTGTGATTGCTCCTATCCATTGAGTCATTGTCCTG